AGGTTTGGGGCAATGCCGAGGTTTGCGGTGATGCCAAGGTTTGGGGCAATGCCAAGGTTTGCGGTGATGCCGAGGTTTGGGGCAATGCCAAGGTTTGCGGTGATGCCAAGGTTTGCGGTGATGCCGAGGTTTGGGGCAATGCCGAGGTTTGCGGTGATGCCAAGGTTTGGGGCAATGCCGAGGTTTGCGGTGATGCCAAGGTTTGGGGCAATGCCAAGGTTTGCGGTGATGCCGAGGTTTGGGGCAATGCCAAGGTCTTTTCTGCAAGTCATGTGTTAGTGATTGGTGTAATCGGCAGTAGAAATGATTTCACTACATTCTATCGTGACAAGGACAATGAAATTACAGTCAAGTGTGGTTGTTTCCTTGGAAAGATTGATAGATTTCTTGAAAAGGTTACACAGACCCACGGTGATTCTAAATATGCATTGGTTTACAGAGCAGCAGTTGAAGTTGCTAAGTTACAGATTGACCTTTCAGGTGAAGCACCAAAGGACGCCGATGAAGAATGAAAATGTTGAATTTCATGCCCCATCAGGAAGAAGCATTGAACAGAACTGAACAGTTCAACCGTTGTGCGTACTATCTTGATATGGGACTGGGTAAAACCTTTGTAGGTGCTGAAAAAATGTATTTGCTGAATAATTCGGTGAACTTGGTCATCTGTCAGAAGTCAAAGATAGATGACTGGGTGCAGCACTTCAAAGATTATTACCCAAGTGACAGGGTGATGAACTTGACCAAGAAAAGTGAAGCAATCAATTTCAGGACACTGGTTGACACCAAGGAATTATACAAAATGGATATTCAGATTGTTGGTGTCATCAATTATGAAACAGCGTTCAGACGTGATTGGTTACTGAAATTACAGGGGTTTACCCTGATGCTTGATGAATCAAGCCTTATCACCAATGAAACCGCCAAGCGGTCAAAATTCATTCTGAAAATGAAACCTGAAAGCGTGATTTTGTTATCAGGAACACCAACAGCCGGGAAATATGAAAGGTTGTGGTCACAGGTGCAGTTGTTGGGGTGGAACATTACAAAAAAGGCGTTTTGGTCATCATACGTTCAGACTGAATGGGTTGAGAACGGGGACGGGTTCAAGCGTGAGGTTATCACCGGGTATAAGCACACGGAACACTTGAAAAAGAAACTTGCAAGTTATGGCTGCATCTTTATGAAAACAAGTGAAGTTCTTGAACTTCCTGAACAGACTGAACAGAAAATATTCTTTAAGTCCACAAAGGAATACAAGTATTTCATCAAGCACAGTTATCTGATGTTTGACACCCTGAATTATTGCAAGTTTGATGATGCGGACAGTGAGAATGAAAACCCGTACATTGAACTGGTCGGTGATAACAGCCTGACCAAGATGCTATATGCACGGCAGTTGTGCGGACAGTGGCATAAGGAAAAACTGGAAGGTTTGCGGGACTTGGTTGAATCAACAGAAGATAGGCTGATTATATTCTACAACTTTACCGCAGAACTTGAAGCAATGCAGAAAAAACTTGCTGATCTAAACAGACCCTATTCAGTTGTGAATGGGTCAAAGAAGGACTTGACTGCATACGATCAGGCAGATGATTCAATCACATTCATACAGTACCAAGCCGGGGCAATGGGTGGTAACTATCAGAAAGCAAACAAGATTATTTATTTCACCTTGCCACTTGGCAAAGGGTCATGTGATATGTGGGAACAGTCAAAAAAGCGTATTCACCGCATAGGACAAGCCAAACCGTGCTTTTACTATTACTTACTGGTGAAGGGGACGGTTGAAGAAAGAAACCTTGCAGCGTTGAAAGAAGGGAAGGAACTGACAGATGAATTATTCAAAAATACTTAATTGGATATTTGGAATCATGGCATTTATCGGTGTATTCCTGATAATCGGTGCAGTCGGTGCATCTGACTATGCGGTTGAAATGGGAATATATGAACCACTTACTGCACACCTGAAAGAATACATCATTGGTGCGATTCTGATAATTCCCGGAATCATTTATTTGAAAATCACGGAAAGGGGTGATGAAAATTGAACTATTCAAAGAGCATGAGAAAGTCGGCAATGGTCAAAAGGGTCTTGATTCTGATTGGTGTTGCACTTGTCGTTGGTTTGGTGATTGGTAATGTGTCAGGATATGCCCTGAAAACTCATATAACTGCCAAGGACAAGCAGAAAACAGAAGAACAGACACTTGAACGGTCAAGCACTAAAACCCTTGTATATGGGGCGTATGATGACAGAACTTTCACACAGGAAATTTCCCTTGACTGGGGTGCGGGTGACTTAGATTTCACACCGCTTGACTGCAAGATGCCGGAAGAACAACAAGAATTTACATATTACCTTTGTACTGGGTACAACATTGATTTTACCCTTGTTATGGCACTGATTCAGAATGAAAGCAGTTTTGACCCGTCAGTTATAAGCGTAACCAATGATTACGGTTATATGCAGATCAATAAAATCAATCATCAATGGTTGACTGATACCCTTGGGGTTACGGATTTCACAGACCCATACCAAAACATCAGGGCTGGTGTGTTCGTACTTAGAAAGTTATATGAACGGTATCAAGATACCAATATGGTCTTGATGGCGTACAACATGGGTGAAGATGGTGCTGCCCGGTTGTGGGAAAAAGGTATCTATTCAACAGATTATACAGAAAAAATACTGAACTATCAGACACAGTTCAATGAACAGTTGGGCGGTGAGTAAATGGCAGCAGAAAAGAATTTTGAAAACAAAGTCAAAGCGTTCCTGAAGGACACCGGGGCATGGCTGTTGAAATACTGGGGTGGTGCTGCTTATACAAAAAGCGGTATTCCTGACCTGTTGGTTTGTTCAGATGGGTGTTTCCTTGGTGTTGAAGTCAAAGCACCAAACGGTGAACCGTCACTATTGCAGTTGGTCAACCTCAAAAAAATCAGAGAATCAGGCGGGTATGGAATTTTGTTGTACCCCAAGGATTTTGAACAGTTCAAAATGTTCATTGCAAAAAAATCAGAACTTAACGCTTGGTATCTTTCCAACATTGAAGATCAGAAGCGTTGGGAAATAAAATTATCAAAATAAGGAGTGAAAGAGCATGGCAGCAAAAAAGAAAGCAAATGCAGCGGTTGAGAATACCGCAGAAGTAACACAGGAAACAACTGAACAGGTTCAGGACACAGTTGAACAGATGACAGAGGACAACAAGAAGGAACTTGACAACAAGAAGTTTGTGGTTGACCACTTACTTTCAACCAAGCGTGAAGGAATGGAAGATCTGATTGATTACATGGAACAGATCGGATTCTTTGAAGCACCTTGCAGTGGTGGAAATCATCTTGCTTGTCAGTTCGGACTTGTTCACCACAGCAGAAATGTAATGATGGCAGCAGAAAACATTGGTTATGCACTTCTTGGTAAAGTTAAGTATGAAGAAATTCGTGATTCAGTCATCATTGCAGCAGCATTACATGATCTTGGTAAGTGTGGGGACTTTGGCAAGCAGATGTATGTGCCTAACATCCTGAAATCAGGTAAAGCATCAGAAGCTAAACCGTTTAAGCGTAACCCGGCACTTCTTCCACTTGACCATGCAACCCGCAGCATCAAGTTAGCAACCCTTTTCATTGACCTGACGGAAGATGAAGAATTTGCGATCAGATACCATGACGGTCTGTATGAATCAGCAAACTATGCAGTGAAGGGAAATGAAACCCCGTTATATTTGATTCTGCACTATGCTGATTTATGGTCAAGCAGAGTAACAGAAGGCAGCACAGATGAAGGAAGTGAAGAATAATGGATAAAAGAGATAAGAAAATCAGACAGTTAGAAGATGAACGCAATCAGCTAATGGCTGAAAATCAGGAATTGAAATATATCATCAATGATATTCAGTCAGTGAATGATATTATGCGTGAAGATATTGAAAAGGAATGTGCTGCTGAATGTGGTTGTATTGTAATTGAAGGAAGTCGCACCAGTTCAGCGTATCAGGATTTAGTTGGTATTCTTCTTGCAAATAACTATTCTGTTGAAGTCATACCAATGGATGAACGCAGAAAGTTAAAAATCATTATCAAGGAAAGTGAGGTATAAGAGTATGGTAAATGAAAGACAGGGAAAAGTTTACAATCCCCGCCCGATATATAACAGAAAGTTATTACGTTCAGTGATTCGTGCGGGAGTTCAGAAACAGTTTGGTCAGCATCATGTTTCTGCTAACATGACGGGAAACTTTGAAAAAATTAGAAAGGAACAGGTGAAATAATATGGCACAGATGCTTTTGATTATGGGTGAATCAGGTACAGGAAAAAGTACCAGTATGAGAAATTGCGATCCGGCAACAACTGCCGTTGTGAACCCGGTTGGTAAGCCGTTACCGTTCAAGGGTAAGTTCACAATGCTGAACAGTGAGGTTGAATCACGCAAAATCTGCAAGTTTATGAAGGAACAGGCAGCAGCCGGGAAGAAGTTACTGGTGGTTGATGACTTCCAGTATATTCTTTCAGTCCCTTACATGAACCGTATCAAAGAAAACGGTTGGGACAAGTGGAATGACTTCGGTGCAAACTACTTTGAAATCATTGAGGTGTGCAAGGAACTTCCTGATGATGTGGTGGTTGCTTATATGACCCACACAGAAACACTTGAAAATGGTGTTACTACTATTAAGCTGATCGGAAAGTTACTTCGTGAGAAGATCACCATTGAAGGACTTTTCACCATTGTACTTAGAACAGGCGTGAATGAAGGAAAGTATTACTTCTACACACAGAACAGTGGCAAGGACACCGTGAAGTCACCTATGGGAATGTTCCCGGCATACGCCATTGACAATGATCTGAATTATGTGGCTGATAAAATCCGAAACTTCTATGAAGTCGGTGAGTATAAGACAGATGCAGAAATGGGTCAGGCTGATGTACAGGCTGCATCCGATCTTGAAAAGCCGGATGCAAATGGTAGACGGGCAAGGGGTGGAAAAAAGACCACATCCACAGCAACACCACCTACCACAACAGAGGATGCAGCACCAAAGACAGGCAGAACTGCCCGCAAGACACATGATGAAGTGGTGGCTGAAAATAATCAGAAAATGGCTGATTATATGGCAGAGCGTGACAAGGCTATTGATGCGGTTGCTGATGGGCGTGAAGAAATCCCGTTTGATGAAGCGTGTGCAGCAGCGGATTCTGTACCGCAGCCGGAACTTGAAACACCGCCAAGAAGAACATGCAAGGAAAGAAAGGCAGCAGAACAGGATGGTACAACAAACACTGATTCTGAAAGTGTTGTACTGGATGCAGATACTTACTTCTATGTTCCGGCTGATGACAATTATGTGATGAAGCATAAGGGTGACAAGGTTGACCTGATTGTTGATGGTGTGGAAGTGATGAAGGTTATCAGCAAGGAAGAATTTGGTGAAGGTGTGAAGCGTTTGGCACAGGCAGACAATCCTAAGCCGGAAAACCCTATTGACGGGGCAATGAATCCGCCGGAGAAGGGCAGACGCACAAGAAGAAGTGCAGCACAGGCACAGCCTGATAATGCAGATACAACAGCGGATGAAACCCCGGCAGTAGATAAACAGCCGACTGGCAGAACCCGCAGAGTAAGAAAAACACGCTAAGAAAGTGAGGTAAAAGAACATGAACAATCCTTTTGGTTTACCTGATGAACTGTTTGGTGCAATCCTTGCATCAGCAATTACGGAAGGAATGAACACGGCAAACAACCATTCAATGAAGAACCCGCACCCGGTAGCACCTAAACAGGATGTATCGCCGGAAGATGGTGCAACTGCTGCAAAGAAAATCTATGATTCCTATGTAAAAGCCGGGTTCAATGAGGTTCAGGCGTTTGAGTTGTTAAAGTTAGTATTAAGCAAATAAGAAAGGTTAAAAGGTGAAAAATTATGGCTATTGATTTCAGTGCATTTGATGAAAAGGTTGATTTACAGGAATTACAGAATGAGGTGCAGAACGCACCTGATAATGATTTTGCTGATGTGCCGGATGGTACATATATCATTAGTATTGAGAAGATGGAAATTAAGTTGACCAAGGCACAGGATAAGTTGATGTTTGCAGTTCAGGCAAAGATCAAGGAAGGTGAACAGGCAAACCGCATGATCTTCTTCAACCGTGTTATTTCCGGCAACAGTTCCGCAAAGTGGACGGATGGACAGGCAATCAAGTCGGTATGCACTTGGGTGAACAAGCTGATTGCAGAAGATGACACACCTGTTGAGTTCGTAAACTATGCAGATTTTGCAGATCAGATTCTTGATGTGTTCCAGTCTATTCAAGGTGCGATTGAAGTTGAGGTTGATTATAAGGCAGATGCTTTCAACCCTATCACAATCAAGGAAGTTTTTGATTGCTAAAAAATTTTACTTGCGTGTGGATTTATAATCCACAATAATGTTATCAGGCGGTGGCGGGGTCGCACCTTCCACCGCTATTTTCAGAAAGGGTGAATGTAGTGATTTTTTATGACTTTGAGGTTTTCAAGGAAGATTGGCTTGCCGTTTTCATTGATGTGACCAAGAAAAAAGAATATGTGATAATCAATAACCCTGATGAATTAAAAGCCTTATATGAAGCGAATAGCAAGGATATATGGGTAGGTTATAACAACCGCCACTATGACCAGTACATTATGAAAGGTATTCTGTTGGGAATGAACCCCAAAAGAATAAATGACTGGATAATTGTTGAAAAAAAGGAAGGGTGGCAATTTTCATCAGCGTTCAACAAAATTCCAATGATTAACTATGATGTTATGCCGAACCCCCCGGTTGGTTTGAAAACACTGGAAGGTTTTCTTGGCAGCAATATCAAGGAAACGGATGTTGATTTTAGAATAAACAGGAAATTGACCAAGGAAGAAATTGAAATGACGGTTTTCTACTGTCGGCATGATGTAGAAGAAACTATCAAAGTATTCCTTGAAAAAATAGATGAATTTAATGCAATGCACGGTATCATTCAGGCTTTCCCTGATATTGTGAACCTGTCTGATATAGGGGATAGTGAAGCAAGAATCACCGCAAAGGTGCTTGGGTGTTCCCGCAGATCATTTGAAGATGAATTTGATTTCTACTTCTTGCCGTGCTTGCAACTGAAAAAATATAAATATGTTCAGGACTGGTTTGAACAGAAAAGACAGGAAGCCTTGTCAATGGACTTGGCACACATGGATAAATACTCAAAACGTACATGGTATAAGGAACAGGGTCTTGAAACCGTGGTTGCGGGTATTCCTCATTCATTCGGTTTTGGCGGTGTTCACGGGGCAACAGCCACACCAATTCACAAGACCGGGCAACTGCTGCACGTTGATGTAAACAATTACTATCCTTCAATGCTGATTGCTTGGGGACTGGTTACAAGGGCAGCAACCAATGACAATTACCCGTTGGTGTATAACACACGAAAAGCCATGAAGGAAAAACAGATTGCTGCAAAAAACGCCGGAAACAAGAAAGAAGTCAAGCGGTGGAAGAAAGCACAGTTGCCATATAAGAAGATGCTGAACGCCTTGTCAGGTGCAATGAAGGACGAAACCAATGCAGCGTATGACCCAAGAAACAATAACTGTATGTGCATCAACGGTCAGTTGATGTTACTTGACCTGATTGAACACCTTGAAGTTGTACCGGGATTTGAACTGATTCAGTCCAACACGGACGGTCTTATTATTTGGATTCCTGACACAGATGAAGCCTTTGAAATGGTGGATGATATTTGTTGGGAGTGGGAACAGCGTTGTTCCACAGATCAGTGTTCAATTCTTCTTGAACTGGATAACATCAGTGAAATCTATCAGAAGGATGTGAACAATTACCTTTGGGTTGGTATTGACGGTGGGGTTGAAAGAATCGGTGCTTATGTGAAGGAACTTTCAGCGGTTGACAACGATCTGCCAATTCTGAATAAAGCACTGGTTGACTACATGGTCAAGAAAACCCCGGTTGAACAGACCATCAATCAGTGTGATGACCTGATTATGTTTCAGAAGATTGTCAAATTATCAGACAAGTATGATTGGGTAGAACATGAACATTGCACCCCGCTTGTCAGTCATATAGGTAAGAGAACAATCAAGACGGTATATGAATACCCTGACAAGGACAAATACACATATAAGTCATACAGGGTGTTTGCATCTAACGATCAGAAGGATGGAAGATTGCTGAAACGTAAACAGGTGAAAGCAAAGGGTGAAAAATTTGGTAATACACCTGACCACTGTTTCATTTTCAATGATTCAGTTGTTGGGGTAAAAACACCGCCTGAACTTGATAGGCAGTGGTACATAGATTTAGCAAAGAAACGCTTGAAACAATTTGGTGTTGTAGCGTAACACCGGGAAGGAAGGTTTTTCATGGATTTAGAAATCAGATATGAAAATGGTTCAATGACTGTTCATCTTGAAGAATTTTTGAATACCCGCAGCATTGCCAAGGTCAGAAAACTGCTGAAACTTATCAGAAGCAGTATCACCACGGAATGTGAACAGCAGATTAAAGAATTTGTTCAGGACTGGATTGAACAGTTTGAACAGAAACAGTTGGAAAATGAACGGTATATCACAGGGTATGAACAAAAGGTCAGTTATTGTCAGAAGCAGTTGCGGGATGCCTTATATACCCGTGACAGTTACAAGAAGTCAACACCACTGCACAAGTCGGAAGGGTGGGACAAATGGAATGAAGAAGTGAAGGGGTGTAGAAAGGAACTTGCAGAAGTGAAAACACTACTTCGTTCCTATCAGTCCCGGTACAACAGCAACATCAGGAATAAGGATTTTTATAAAAAGGTGTTAGAAAACATCACATAAGGTAGGTGATAAAAGATGCTTTACAAAGGTTATGTTGAAACCAAAGGCAAGGCAAGCATTGAAAAACTGAAAAACAGAACCACATGGAAAACCTATGATGAAGTAAAGAACCTGAACGGGTTCGGCGGGGTTTTGGCTGATGACACTATCCTTATCGACATTGATGATTCTGACCAATCTGAAATTCTGATGAACATTGTGGAAGAACTGCAACTTGACTGTAAAGTCCTTTGTACCAGTAGGGGGAAACATTTTCTTTTCAAGAATCATACTATTGCAAGGAACAGGACACACGTTCAGTTGGCGGTTGGTCTTACTGCTGATATAAAAGTCGGCAGTAGGTTGTCTTATGAGGTCATCAAGATTGACGGTGAAGAAAGATTTTGTGAATGGGACATTGAAGAAGGTGGAAAGTATCAGGAAGTTCCAAAGTGGTTGTTCCCGGTCAAGGCAACCGCAGACTTTGTTGATATGGATGCCGGGGACGGAAGGAATCAGGCACTTTTCAATTACATCCTGACCCTGACTGCAAATGATTTCACTGTTGAAGAAACCCGTGAGTGCATCCGCATCCTGAACAAGTTTGTTCTGAAACAACCGCTGTCAGATGATGAACTGGAAGTGATCTTGCGTGATGATGCTTTTCAGAAACCTGTTTTTTTCCTTGGCAGCACATTCTTGTTTGACAAGTTTGCAGTGTTTATGAAGAACACAGCACACGTTATCAAAATCAACGGGCAGTTGCATATATACAAAGACGGTGTGTATTCCAATGGGTACAAAGAAATTGAATCAAACATGATTCAGCATATCCCAAACCTGAAAAAGATGCAACGCCGGGAAGTTCTTGACTACATGGAACTGATCGTTGATGAAAAAGAACAGTCAGATGCAAATTTGATTGCTTTCAACAACGGTGTATATGACCTTGTGACCGGGGAACTGAAACCATTCAGCACGGACATTGTTATTACTAACAAGATTCCTTGGGACTACAAGCCGGATGCCTATTCTGAACTGGCAGACAGTACACTAAGCAAGTTAGCGTGTGGTGATGCAGCAATCAGGGCATTGTTGGAAGAATGTATTGGTTACTGCTTTTACAGAAGAAATGAGTTAGGCAAGGCGTTCATCCTGACAGGTGATAAGTCCAATGGTAAAAGTACATTTTTGGATTGTGTCAAAGCAATCCTTGGTGATCGGAACATTTCAGCACTTGACTTGAAAGAACTGGGGGACAGGTTCAATACTTCAATGATGTTCGGTAAACTGGCAAACATTGGTGATGATATTGGTGATGATTTCCTTCAAGGTTCACAGGTCAGTGTGTTCAAGAAAATAGTAACAGGTAACCGCATCAAGGCAGAACGTAAAGGACAAGACCCGTTTGAGTTCAACCCGTTCATCAAATTGTTATTCAGTGCAAATGATATTCCCCGTATGAAGGACAAGACAGGGGCGGTACTTAGGCGTTTGGTTATTATTCCATTCAATGCCACGTTCAGCAAGGATGACCCTGATTATGACCCATTCATCAAGTACAAACTGATTCAACAGGAAAGCGTTGAATATTTCATCAGGCTTGGTGTGGAAGGTCTGAAAAGAATTATCATCAATGACGGATTCACCAAGTCAGACAAGGTTCAGAACCAGTTGACAGAGTATGAAGAAGAAAACAACCCTATCCTTGCATTTATCAATGACACCGGGGTTGACATGATAGAAAATGAACCAACCGCTGATGTATATAAGCGGTATCAGGTTTTTTGTGCAGACAATGCAATGCAGCCAATGTCAAATATTGTGTTCAGTAAGCAGATCAATAAAAGGCTTGGGTTCAGAGTAATTCAGAAAAAAGTGAACAATAAAAATTGTAAGATATTTGTTTCATAGCAGAAAGGAAGGTGATTGAATGTGTCAGAAAAACTGCAAATATTGGAACTTTTTGGTGGCATAGGGTCACCAAGGGTTGCCCTTAGAAACATAGGTGTTTCAGTAAAATCTATTGATTATGTGGAAATTGATGAAAAGGCTGTCAGGTCATACAATGCAATGTTTGAACAGGAATCAGCATATTCACCGCAGACAGTAGTGGGGTGGAATCTTCAACCTGATATTCTGATTCACGGGTCACCGTGTCAGGATTTCAGTATTGCGGGGCATCAGGGAAAAGCAACGGCAGCAGACGGAAGAATAAACAAAGGAAAAGGTGCTGATGAAGGTTCAGGGACAAGATCATCCCTGATGTGGGAAACGGTACATATTATTGAACAGATGGGTGAGTGGAAACCAACTGTTGTGATATGGGAAAACGTAAAAAATGTTTTATCAAAGCACATGGTTCACAACTTCAACCGTTACCTGTCATATATGGAAAAGTTGGGTTATTCCAATAATTACAAAGTGTTAGACTGCCGTGATTATGGAATACCACAGGCACGGGAACGGTGTTTCACAGTATCAGTTCTTGGTGACAATGTTTTTGATTTTGAACTGATGGAAAAAAGACCCATGAAGAACATTTCAAATTTTCTTGAATACGGTGATGTTCCTGATTGCTACTTGGTGACACAGCCAAGTGTTTATTCAGTAATTGGTAAGAAAGGAATCAGAAGGGCAACCATAATCAAAGATTATGTAAATACTATTACCACAAGACAGGATAGGACACCCGCACAGGTCATTGATCTTGGTGGTGGAAAATACAGATATTTGACAGAACTGGAATGTTGGCGGTTGATGGGGTATTCGGATGATGATTTTTATGCAGCAGAAGCAACTTGCAGAGTTGAACCGGGAAAAATGAACAGAACCTTATATCATCAGGCGGGTAATTCCATACCCGTACCGATATTTGAAAGTATGTTCAGTGCAATGCTGAACAGTGGGATTATAAGAAAGGAAGGTATCAATTAGTGAAAGGTGGAAGAAATACAGAAGGTTATGCAGACCCAACGGCAACTATTGCGGTTGGTAGAGTTGCAAAGGAAGAACGTGAACAGATTGAATGTGAAGCAGCAGACAAACGTGCCTATGATCTGATTAAGGTTTTGAAGTACATCATCAAAGGTGCGGGGTTTGAACTGACTGAACGTGTTCAGGTAAAAGATACCAAGACGGGAAGGGTTTACAGATGAATGAAATATTTACAGGTACATTTGATAGGTGGAAATGGTTTCCACAAATGAAACCTTGGGAACTGGAAGTAATGAGTTCCAACAAAAAGGTTCAGAGAATGAAAGACAGGCAAGATAGAAAGGTGAGGTTAAGAAATTATGGAAAATAAGATTTTGGAATTATTGGAACAGAAGGGCAGCGTGTCAATGAATGATGATATTTTCCCGTTGGTAGAAAAAGAATTTGAAGGTCAGGTGATTGGTGCAGAACTTTATGAACTTGCACACCAATACATATCACAGTTGTTGTATGGGGTGCATACTGCCGGGGTTGCCGTGATTGCTGTTCCTAAGTTTGCAGCGGGTCAGCAGTTTGGTCAGATGGTTGTTGCTGATGTGATTTATACAAAGGTGAATGATACACCGTATGATTTTATGCAGTAGTTGCGGTTGGTAACTGTTGGTAGCGGTTCACGGTAACGGTTGAAAGTCTTTATTTATGCGGTTTGTAACTGTAGTAACGGTTAAATGTAATTTTCTTATTATTTTTATTATTAGTATTTTTTTATGTATCTATAAAAAAGTAAAAATATAGAGTATAAGAGTTTAACAGTTACCGTTACCAACCGTTACCGTCAGTATTTACAAGGCTTTCAAGACATTTTTTGCCAATTTTCAACCGTTACCCAACCGATACCAAGGAAAGGACAGGTGAAAGAATGAAAACATTATCCGCAAGGGAATATTTAGGACAGTTACAGGAACTTGATACTAATATCAATCAGGACTTAGAACGCCTTGAAGATATGAAAACCAATGCTTGCAGTACAGGCGGTATTGATTATTCTGCTGAAAGAGTGCAGACAAGTCCGTCAGGTGACAGTTTATGCAAGGCAGTCACAAACTATGTTGCTTTCAATGATGAAATCAATGCAGAGATTGACCGTTTTTCAGATGCCAAGGAACAGATCATCAAGCAGATTAGAGGTCTGCACAATGCAAGGTATTCACAGGTGTTGTTCAAGGTGTATGTTCAGTTTAAGAGTTTGAAAGTTGCATCAGGTGAAATGGGTATGTCATATCAGTATGTCAGGAATCTTCACAAAAAGGCACTTACAAGATTTGAAGAAACCTATGATGATCTGCATTACCTAACTTAATGTATACTTACTGTCACTTGAAACAACAAAAAGAGCGTTTTACGATAGATTTTGTTGTTTCATGTATATTGTGTATTCTTGAAACTAATGATAGGATGTATCTTGACAAGATGGGAATTGTGAAGAAGCGGTTGTTTTTTCACAATTCTTTTTTGTTTATGCCGATATTTGCACCCTGAAATGTTTCTGTTTCAGGGATTTTTTATTGCAAAAATACATGAAAGGGGTGTTGTTGAATGGCAAAAACGGCAAAATTAACTGAAAAACAGCAGCGTTTTGTTGATGAATACCTGATTGACCTTAATGCAACACAAGCAGCCATTCGTGCGGGTTATTCGGCAAAAACAGCAGATCAGCAAGGTTCAAGGATGTTGGCAAATGTCAAGGTTCAACAGGCAATTAGTGTTGCAATGGCAGAACGCAGCAAAAGAACAGGAATCAATCAGGACAGGGTTGTTTTAGAACTTGCCCGCATTGCTTTTGTGAAGATGACAGACCTTGTTGACAGTCACGGAAGAATAAAAGACGGTGCATCAGAAGATGACCTTGCTTGCATTGAATCCGTGAAGTACAAACAGTCTGAATCAGAAACTGGGTCAAGTGTTGAAAGGGAAGTCAAGATTTCACCAAAATTGAAAGCACTTGAATTACTTGGTAAACACTTGGGTATGTGGAATGACAAACTGGATGTGAACATCACGCAGCCTATTGTTATCACAGGTGAAGATGCCCTTGAAGATTAGGCGGTGATTGCCTATGGTAAAGAACCGCATTTCTTCACAGTATGTTTTTGGGTATCAGAAGTTTATCCTGTACCCGGAAGATTACAAGGTTACTAAGTCCGGCAAGAAGAAAGTGCAGTTGCCCGAACTGGTTGGTAAGGGTTACGGTACTTTTTGGCGTTGGAAAGGTAGATATAGGGTATGTAAGGGCAGCCGTGCATCCAAGAAATCAAAAACAACTGCCCTTTGGTACATCACCAATATGATGAAGTACCCACAGGCAAATACCCTTGTAGTCAGAAAGACTTTCAGAACCCTGAAAGATTCCTGTTTCACAGAATTGAAGTGGGCGATTCACCGCCTTGGTGTTGATGCCTTTTGGGAAATCAAAGAATCACCGCTTGAAATGACCTATAAACCAACAGGTCAAAAGATTTATTTCAGGGGACTGGATGACCCCCTGAAAGTAACATCAATAACCGTTGATATTGGCTGTTTGTGTTGGATGTGGATTGAAGAAGCATATGAAATCAGTTCAGAAGATGATTTCAATATGCTTGATGAATCAATCCGTGGTGCTGTTCCTGACGGTTCAGGACTGTTCAAGCAAATAACACTTACACTGAACCCGTGGAATGAACACCACTGGATAAAGAAGCGGTTTTTTGATACCCCTGATGATGAAGTCCTTGCAATGACCACCAATTACAAGTGCAATGAATGGTTGGATAAGGCAGACTTGAAAGTCTTTGAAACCATGAAGAAGCAGAACCCAAGGCGTTACAAAGTAGCGGGTCTTGGTGATTGGGGTATTGTAGACGGTCTTGTCTATGAGAACTGGGAAGAAAAGGCGTTCAGTATTGATGAAGTCAAGAAGATAAGCGGTGTCAAGTCTGTATTTGGTCTTGACTTCGGTTATACAAATGACCCTTCTGCACTGTTTTGTGGTTTCATTGACCAGTCAAGCAAGACCATTTGGGTATTTGATGAAATGTATCAGCCGGGTATGAGTAATGAAGCCATTGCCGAACAGGTGCAGCGGATGGGATATGTGAAAGAGAAGATCACAGCCGATTCAGCCGAACTAAAGAGCATTGACCGCTTGCGTGAACTGGGTCTGAAAGGAATCAGGAAAGCAAGGAAGGGCAAGGACAGCATCAACAACGGTATTGACTTCATTCAGGACTATCACATTATCATTCATCCAAGATGTGTGAATTTCATCACAGAGATCAGCAACTATCAATGGGACAAGGATGCCAAGACAGGCAAGAAACTGAATCGTCCTATTGATGACTTCAATCACCTGATGGATGCAATGCGTTATGCGGTTGAATCTATTGTGAAGGGTGATGCTTTCAGTTTTGACTAAACAATTACCGGGTAGAATACACGGCATCAGCAACCGTTCTTTTTGGACGGTAGGAAACGGTTGTCAAATGCTTACTCCGGGGCGGTTGCAACAGGTGACCGCCTATGATGCCTGTATAACTACTTTTTGAATAAAAGAAACAAATTAATAACAATAACCCTTGAAAATGCAGTGTTTTCAGGGGTTTTGATTTTATTATGCAATGAAAGGGGTGAATTGAACAGTGTTCAGTTCCTTTGTGGATGCGATAACGCTAAAACTTAGTAATTTCATACTGGAAGGGGCAAAGTCACACATGACCGACTTGGAATTTCTTGAAAAAGAAATCCTTGCTTGGAAATGTTCACCCCGTAGGATGATGCAGATTAAGGGATTTCTGTATTATGACGGTGACCATGATGTGATTCACCGCAAACGTACAATGATAGGTGAGGACGGCAAACTTGAAGTTGTTGAGAACTTACCAAACAACCGTATTGTTGATAACCAGTATGCAAAAATGGTGAATCAGAAAGCCAATTACCTGTTCGGCAAGCCGTTCACATTAAACGGTGACAATGAACAGTACGTTGAACTGCTGAAAAAGGTATTTGACAAGAAGTTCATGCGAACATTAAAGAGTGCGGGTAAAGCTGCATACAATGGCGGTATTGCTTGGTTATATCCTTACTACAATGACCGGGGTGAATTTGCTTTCAGGCTTTTCCCCGCTTATGAGATTTTGCCGTTTTGGAAAGATTCTGAACATACTGAACTGGATTTCTTCATCAGACTGTATGTGTCAGTTGCCTATGACGGCACACAACGGAAGTACATTGAAAAGGTTGAATTGTATGATCTGACGGGTGTTCACCTGTTCATACTGGACGGTTCAAAACTAATACCTGATGTTGTGAACAATGACACCGCTGATTTCCCGCACGTTACAATGACGGATGCAGCCGGAAACGTGCAAATGTTTAACTGGCAGCGTGTTCCCTTGATTCCATTGAAAGCCAATGAACAGGAAACACCGCTGATTAAAAGGGTCAAGTCCTTACAGGACGGTATCAATGTGATGCTGTCAGACTTTGAAAACAATATGCAAGAGGATGCAAGGAACACCATTTTGGTATTGAAGAACTATGACGGTACTAATTTGGGTGAATTTAGAAAGAACCTTGCAACCTATGGTGCAGTAAAAGTCAGATATGATGGTGATACCAAGGGCGGGGTTGAAACCCTTGAAATCACGGTCAATGCAGACAACTACAAGATTATTGTGGAAATCTTCAAGAAAGCACTGATTGAAAATGCAATGGGTTATGATGCCAAGGATGACAGACTTTCCGGCAATCCTAATCAGATGAACATTCAGTCAATGTATTCTGACATTGATACAGATGCCAATGATACGGAATCAGAAGCACAGGCAACAATGGATGATGTGCTTTGGTTCATTAACTGTCATCTTGCCAATACTGGACAGGGTGACTTTGAAGGTGAAGAAAATGGGGTTGATGTGGTATTCAACCGTGATATGCTGATGAATGAATCAGATATTATTGATAATTGTCAGAAGTCACAAGGAATCATTTCTGATGAAACTATCATCAGTATGCACCCTTGGGTGGATGACCCACAACTTGAAATGGAACGCCTGAAAAAACAGAAAGAAGAAGCACAGAAAGAAATGCTTGCACAGTATGACCCGTTTGGTACACAGAATGATGACCCTGACAATAAAGGTGACCCGTCACAGGGAAGTCAGGGCGGTGAAGTAGATGAATAACGGTGAATACTGGCAGAAGCGTTTTGAACTGCTTGAACAGGCAGCACACCAACAGGGGGTTCAGTGTTATGCGGATATTGAAAAACAGTACCGACAGGCACAGAAAACCCTTGAAGGTCAAATTGCTGCATGGTATCAGCGTTTTGCAGATAACAACGGGGTAACCCTTGCAGATGCAAAGCGTATGTTGACGGCAAAGGAACTTGCTGAACTGAAATGGGACATTCAGGACTATATCAGATATGGTGAAGAAAATGCAATCAACGGTACTTGGGTAAAACAACTTGAAAACGCATCTGCAAGATTCCATATCAGCAGACTGGAAGCCTTGAAGTTACAGACCCAACAGAGCATTGAAGTCATGTTTGGAAATCAGCTTGATTCCATTGACAGCACAATGCGGGATGTTTACAAGTCCGGCTATTATCACACAGCCTATGAGATTCAGAAGGGTGTGGGTGTTGGTTGGGACTTTTCCACACTGGATGATAAGCAGATCAGCAAGGTCATCAATAAACCTTGGGCGGTTGACGGTAAGAATTTCAGTGAAAGGATATGGGGCAACCGTCAGAAGTTGGTCAATGAACTGAATCAGACATTGACACAGAACATCATACTGGGGAAAGACCCACAGAAAGCCATTGATGAACTTGCCCGGAAGATGAACACTTCCAAAGTCAACGCCGGGCGGTTGGTTATGACAGAAGAAGCCTTTTTCAGTTCCGCAGCACAAAAGGACTGCTTCACTGAACTGGATGTTGAACAATTTGAGATTGTGGCAACACTGGATTCCCACACTTCGGATATATGCCGGGGTATGGACGGCAAGCATTTCCCTATGTCTGAATGGAAGGTTGGTGTGACTGCACCGCCGTTTCATGTTCATTGCAGAAGTACCACAGTACCATATTTTGATGATGAATTTGATGCTGTCGGTGAACGTGCTGCACGGGATGAAGAAACAGGCAAGACCTACTTTGTACCGGGCAATATGACCTATAAGGAATGGGAAAAGTCATTTGTCAACGGTGGTGATAAGTCAAGTTTGCAAGAAGCATCACCTGATGATACAATCAAAGCAAAGGAAGAAATCAAACAAGTTGCGGAAGAATTAAAGATTGACAATTTCCCGGATGTTTTCAAGGCAAAAGGTGAATTGAAAAATACACAAGCACTTGTGGACTATATAAACGGGTTGGAAGGTGCAGATGCAAATGTGATTGCCCTGTATAATAGCATGGCAAAATTGGAAACCATAGAAAACAATGGTATTCCGTTCAAAATATCACACGGTAAGAATCATGCTGTTTCAACTTCAACATATACATTGACCGGGAATTTGGCTGATGTAAAATTGACTATTCCAAAATTACAAGGTGAAAATCTTGCCGGACAGGTAAACACCACATTGCATGAAGAAATGCACCTGATGGATTTGTATGGTAGAAAAGACCCGTCAAAAAGTGGTAATTGGTTCAGCACAAGCAGAACAGCACTGATGGATGTATTCAAAAGTACATCAGATTCAATCAGTGATGAAGTTGCAGACCTATTTGCTGAACATAAAAAAGAGTATAGAAGGGTTCGGGATGAAGTAAATGCAAAATATCAGAATTTGATTTCTGAACTGAATAATTCAGTGATGGATAAAACCTTCCAAGGTTCACTTGCTGATTATAAGAAACAGTACAATAAACTGGTGTCAGCCATGAATGATGAACGTGATTATATGGCAAGAAACATCATGGGCGGTGGAATAGGAAATCTTGAAGATATTTATGATGCACTGTCAGGTGGTGTATTCAGAGATAAAGGAACAGTCATGTATGGTCATGGGTCATCTTATTACAGAAGCCAAGAAAGCCGGGTGCATGAAACAATAGCAAATTACGCAGCATTGAGTATAACAAGACCTGATTTGATTGAACTGCTGAAAGCAGATAAGCCGGATTTGGTTGCAGAATTGGATGCGACTATTATTGAACTTTTGAAGAAAGCGGGTGAGGAATGATGAAAAATGAATTGATTGAAAAAAGCATAAAAGTCAGACAGTTGTTTTCAGAAGTCGATTTCCCACCTACAATGATACAATTTTTTGATTTAGACAGTGATGAACTACTGGATGAAAAGATTAGAGTGTTGACAGCGTTAAAAGATGGAAAGCAGATTGCAGATATTCCAAACTTTTATGCTATTTTGGAATTATACCCCAAAGATGGGGAACATTGGGACTAAAAAGCACTGTCAAATAGCCGTGCTTTTTTCGTACCTTAACAAGTTATCAATAGACCTGTAATAATTGTTATATGGCGGTTATATGAGGTCAGAAAGGGGGATAAAAGGCACATGAAAACGTACACAATGAGAAAGGCATGGTGATCCTGATTATCTCCCGGCTACTGGGTAAAGTAGCATATAGAAAAGGCATCCGGCAGCGGGTGTCTTTTTTCTTGCGGGTTGTCAAGCGTAAACCGAACAAAACCAATCAATCATGTGGGAGTAACCCCGTATAAAAACGTATTTGAAAGGATGGTATAGAAATGACAAGAAAACAGTTAGAGGATTTAGGACTTACCAAGGAACAGGCTGATTCAGTAATGAAAATCAATGGTGATGACATTGAAAACGCAAAGGGTACTGCTGCAACAGAGATTAAGAACTTGCAGACAGAGGTTGACGGACTGAAAACACAGGTCGGTGACCGTGACAAGCAGTTAGAAACCCTGAAAGCATCAGCCGGGGACAATGCAGACCTGAAAAAGCAGATTGAGGACTTGCAGACAGAGAACGCCACAGCCAAGGCAAACCATGAATCCGAACTGAACCAGTTGAAAATTGATTTTGCGGTTGAAAAGGCACTGACAGGTGCAAAGGCAAAGAACATCAAGGCGGTCAAGGCTTTACTTGAACTGGATGATGCCAAACTTGACAAGGACGGAAACGTCAAGGGACTGGCTGAACAGATTGAGAAGCTGACAAGCGGTGATGACACCAAGTTCCTGTTTGAAGCACAGAAGCAGACCAAACAGCAGCAGAATTTCAAAGGTTTTCAGCCGGGAGCATCAGGGGAACAGAAACCGGGTGAGGGTGAAAAGGTCGATTTCTCAAAAATGAGTTATGACGAACTTACCGCTTACATGGAAGCAAACCCGGATGCACAGATTTAATTTGATGAAAGGAAGGTAATTGAAACATGGCAAAATTTGATGCTAAAAGTTTTAACGAAAAGGCGTTTGGTAAGTACATGAGTGCAATTCCGAACGTGAAACTGAACAAGTTACGTGAATCCCGTGCAATCGTTGGTGATGCACGACTTCGTGACACGTTTGTGAACAACTCACAGACTGGCACTGTTTATGCAGTGTTACCGTTCTTTGGTCTGCTTTCCGGCACACCACAGAACTATGACGGTGTTGACAATGTTACACCGGGTAAGACTGACACCTTTGAACAGGGTGTTTTCACTTACGGTAGAATGAACGGTTGGACAGAAGCGGATTTCAGTTATGATGTAACAGGTGGTACTGACTTCATGGCAAACGTAAGAAGTCAGATCAATAACTACTGGAACAGTGTAGATCAGGATGTTATCCTTGCAATCTTGAAGGGTGTGTTTGGAATGAAAGACACTGGAACGGGTGACATCAAGAAGTCCAATGCAGCGTTTGTTGAAGCACATACTTATGATATTGCACAGGCGGGTGCTGAACACACTGATGACACTATGAAGATGGATGCAACAACCCTGAACAGTGCCATTCAGAAGGCTTGCGGTGACAACAAGCAGAAGTTCAAGTTAGTTTACTGTCACAGTGCGGTTGCTACTAATCTTGAAAATCTGAAACTGCTTGCATACTTAAAGTACACAGATGCACAGGGAATTGAACGTGATCTTGAAATGGGTACTTGGAATGGCAGATTGGTCATCATTGATGATTCTTTACCTACTAAGGTTGTTGAAGCTGTTGCAGAGGACACAGGAAAAGGTATCAAGGCACAGGATGCTTATACAGAGTACACAACTTATATCCTTGGTGAAGGTGCTATTGGATTTGAAGATGTAGGTGCAAAAGTGCCTTATGAAATGGTGCGTGATGCTAAGACAAGGGGCGGTGAGGACACACTTATTTCCCGTAAACGTCACGCTGTTTCTGTTTCAGGTGTTTCTTATCTCAAGGCAGATCAGAAAACCAATTCACCAACTAACACAGAGTTAGGGAACGGCAAGAACTGGTCACTGGTTGCATCTGATACCAAGACCATTGAACACAAGGCAGTTCCGATTGCCCGTATTATTTCTCGTGGTTAATTTCTGATCGGAAAGGGTGGTTGCAATGTTTGATACTGATACAGTAAAAGAACGGTTGAAATCACTTGGTTATAAGGTCAAGGCAGATGAAGAATTTGCCTTGACCTTTTGTGTTGAGAAAGTACGCAGCACAATCAAGAATGAAATCAACTGGTCTGATGTGCCGGAAGGACTGGAACACATTGCTGTTGATATGGCAGTGGGTGAATTTCTTCTTTCCAAGAAAACCTTTGCACCTGATGACCTTACCGGGTTTGATTTAGATTATGCTGTCAAGCAGATTCAGACAGGGGACACCAACACAGTATTTGCAACTGGTGAAGGTTCAATGACCCCTGAACAAAGACTGACTTCTTTCATCAATTACCTTTTATCTTACGGAAAGGGTGAATTTAATTCATTTAGGCGTATCAGATGGTGAAGCAGATGAAAGCAGCACAAAAGGCTGCAAGGAAAGCCATTGAAGCAACCTATTTTGGTACTTTGACGGTGACAGTGCATCAAACGGTAAAAGATGAAAAGACAAAATTAACAAAGTCAGTTGATGTGGTGGTTTTGCAAGATGAACCTTGCAGACTATCTTTTGAGAAGATGCAGACGGCGGTACAGTCTGAATCAGCAGCAACGATTGTTCAGGGGGCAAAGATATTTGTTTCACCTGACATTTCCATAAAAGCCGGGTCAAAACTGACAGTGACACAGGACAATGTGACCACAGATTACACCCGCAGCGGTGAATCAGCTATATACCCAACGCATCAGGAAATTATGCTTGAACTGTTCAAGGAATATGCGTAAATGGGGAAAATGGGAAAATTTGACTGCAAAGGTCTGAAAGACTTTCAGCAGCAGTTGGAAAAATTACAGAATCCTGATGACTTTGTGGAATCGTGTGCAAAGGAACTTGCTGCCCGGTTGCTTCGGTTGGTTGTCAAGCGTACACCAGTCGGACAGTACCCGGCAAGTTCAGGCAAAAAAGGCGGTACATTAAGGCGTGGTTGGACTGGTCAGAAAAACGGTTCAGCAAAGGGATATGCTGACAGCCTTACGGTGAATCATTTTGGTGACACATATGTCATTGAGATTGTGAACCTGGTTGAATACGCATCTTATGTTGAATACGGACACAGGACAGCCAATCATTCAGGTTGGGTCAAGGGTCAGTTTATGATGACCATATCTGAACAGGAATTACAGAGAATTGCCCCAAAGGTACTTGAAAACAAAATCAAGAAATATTTAGGGGGACTTGGAAAATGATAAATTCAATAATTGAAGCAATCAGCGTTTCCCTGAATGGAGAATTTGGGGATGACTATGAAATTCACATGGAAGAAATCAAGCAAGGTTTGAAAGAGCCTTGTTTTTTTATTGCTTGCCTGAATCCTACCAACAACCTGTTTATGGGTAAACGGTATGAAAGAACCAATCAGTTCTGCATCCAATACTTCCCAAAGTCTGATGAAGTGCAGCGGGAATGTAACGGTGTGGCTGAAAGAATGTATGACTGTTTGGAGTACATCACAACAGACGGTGATATAAAACCAATCCGGGGTTCAGGAATGAATCATCAGGTGGTTAACGGTGTTTTGAATTTCTTTGTCAATTATGACTTCTTTACGGTCAAGACAGAGGACAACACCCCTATGGAAACCATGACGGCAAGCACAGGCGTAAAGGAAGGTGGTTGAAGATGGCTGCAAGAAAGACAGCAACAACGGGAACTGCTGCAAGGTCTGAACAGACTGAACCAGTGTTCAGCAAGGAACAGATTCTTGCATCTGCCCGTTTTGCAAACAGAAGGGACTTGGTGGATGCCCTTCTTGATGAAGATAAAAGTTACACCATGAAAACTGTTGACAATTTAGTTGAAAAATACATGAAAGGACAGGTGAAATAGTATGGCTTTAGGTGGTGGTACATTTACATCACAGAACAAAGAACTTCCCGGTGCTTATATCAACTTTGTATCGGCTGCATCCGCATCCGCTGCATTGTCTGACAGAGGTATTGCAACAATGCCCCTTGAACTTGACTGGGGTATTGAAGGGGAAGTTTTTGAAGTGACCAATGAAGATTTTCAGAAGAACAGCCTGAAACTTTTTGGTTATGCCTTTGACAGTCCTAAGATGCTTGGTCTTAATGATCTGTTCATGGGTGCAAAGACCTTATATGCATACCGTCTGAATGGCGGTGGTGATAAGGCAGCGAACACATACGCAACTGCAAAGTATTGTGGTGTTCGTGGTAACGATTTGAAGATCGTGATTCAGAAAAATGCAGATGATGCAAGCAAGTATGATGTTACAACCTACTTCGGTACGGTTAAGGTTGACACACAGACAGTTGCCAAGGCTGCTGATCTTGTGGCAAACGATTATGTAACATTCAAGGCTGCTGATCTTGCTATTACAGCCGGAACACCTTTAACTGGTGGTACAAACGGCACGGTTGACGGCACAGCACATCAGGCTTACTTAGATAAAATCGAATCATATACCTACAACACCATGGGCGTTGTGGTTACTGATGATGTTACCAAGAAGTTATATGTGGCTTTCAACAAGCGTTTGCGTGATAAACTTGGTATCAAGTTCCAGTTGGTTGTTTACAACCTTGCTGCTGATTATATGGGCGTTATCAGTGTGAAGAACAAGGTAACAGATGCCGGATGGTCAGAAGCAGCACTTGTGTACTGGGTAACTGGTGCAGAAAGTGGTTGTGCAGTCAACAAGTCTTGTCAGAACAAGAAATATGACGGTAATTTCACCGTTGACACCAACTACACACAGAATGAGTTGAAAGCAGCAATCAAGGCGGGTGAATTTACTTTTCATAAGGTGAACGGTGTTGTTCGTGTCCTTGAAGATATTAACTCAATGGTGACCACTTCGGACACTTGCGGGGATGTATTCAAGGACAATCAGACAATCCGTGTCATTGACCAGTTAGGTAATGATGATGCAGTTCTTTTCAACACTAAGTATCTTGGTGTTGTTCCAAACAATGCATCAGGCAGAACTTCCCTTTGGTCTGACCTCGTTAAGATCAGACAGCAGTTACAGGAACTTGGTGCTATTGAAGGGTTCACTGATTCTGATGTTACGGTTGCACAGGGCGATTCCAAGAAAGCGGTTGTGATTACATCCGCAATCACCGTTGTGAACGCTATGGGTAAACTTTATGAAACGGTTACGGTTGCGTAAGGAAGGGGTGAAATAAATGTCAAATGTAACAATGAAAGCAAGGGACACTATTGCAGCGAAACTTGCTGAATGTTTTATCACAATCGGAAGCAGAAGATACAACTTTATGCAGATGATTGATATGGAAGCAAAGGTTGAGAAAACCAAGACTACTGTTCCCCGCCTTGGTGCAATCATGGCGGGTCACAAGTCATGCGGTATGGAAGGTACTTTTTCCGGCACTGCACACTATAACCAGTCAGTTCTTCGTCAGGCGTTACTTGATTATAAGAACACTGGTGAAGATACCTATTTTGAAATGCAGATCACTAATGATGACCCTACCAGTGAAGCGGGTAGACAGACCATCATTTTCTATGACTGCAATACAGATGGTGGTATCTTGGCAAAGTTTGATGCAGATGGGGAATACCTTGATGAAGAAATTGAAGGAACATTTGAGGACTTCTCAATGCCTGAATCTTTTGCAAACCTTACGGGTTTTCTTACTAACTAAGTAACAGAACCCCTTGTGTGGCTTTTATATAAGGTCATATAAGGGGTTTTTTCTATTCATTGATAAACAGAAGGGAGAACAACAAAATGTCAAAATTTAGTGCATTTATGAAAGCGAATAAAAAGGTAAAGGAAAATGAAGAGTTTGCACCTACTGCTTCACTTCTTGGTTCAGACGGAAAACCTGTAAGATGGGAGTTCAGACACATTTCTTCAAAGGAAAATGAAGCGTTGCGTGATGCAAACACCATTGAGGTACAGGTTACTGGTAAGCCGAACTTATTCAGACCGAAACTGATTACTTCAAAGTACCTTATGGCAATGATCGTCAAAGCAACTGTATTTCCTGACCTTTACGATAAAGAGTTACAGGACAGTTACGGTGTTATGACCCCGGAAGATTTAGTCTATGCAATGGTGGATGATGCCGGAGAAATGCAGGACTTCCAGTTATGGATGCAGAAGTTTCAGGGATTCACCAAGACACTTAATGAAAAGGTGGATGAAGCAAAAAACTCATAGAAGAAGGGGACGGTGAAGCAAATTATGCTTACTATGCCCTTCTGAAACTTCACATTTTACCATCCGTATTTTTGGAAATGGATGAACAGGAAAAAGCCTTTGTGATTGCTTCAATCAAACTGAAAGCCGAACATGACAAGAAGGAAAAGAAAAAGGCAGAAGCAAGGGCAAAGAAAAAACACTAAGAAAGGACGGTGAAACAGGTGTCATCAATTCAGACAGGTATTGAACTTAATGACCAATTCAGCGGTGTATTGAATAACATAATCAGTTCCGTGAACCTTGCAGTGTCTGCAATGGCTGATATGCAGCAGAGTATGAACGCAGACATTGACACAAGCAGTCTGCAAGGTGCAAGGGATGAAATCAATCAGGCAACCGCTGCACTGAATGAACTGGAACAGGCAGCAAGCCAACATCAGAATGCACCTGATATTGCACCGCCTGTTGTGGATGGGGGAAATCAAGAACCTATTCCCGTACAGGTTGACCCTGTACTTCCTGACCCCCTGATTGAAAATCCTGACCCCGTACCTTTGGAAGTGCAACCAAACGCACCGCCTGACATTGACCCGGTTGAAGTCCCGGTCACATGGCAGACTGACAACTTGGATGTGTTTACAGGTACAGGTGTTGAACGATTTCAGCAAGAAGTTCAGAGTGCAAACGATATGTTGAACACACTGAACACCACACAGGCAAGGATTGCACAGACTGCACAGGGTATGGATGTTTTACCTGATGCAGCGGTTCAGGATATGAATACAATGCAACAGAGGTTGACAGCCATTCAGCAGCGTATTCAGCAGATTGAAAACAACCCGGTCAACATGGGAACAGATCAGGCAAACAATGAACTGGAACAGTTACGGGGTCAGTTGAATCAGGCTATTCAGTCACAAAATGAACTAAATGATGCAATGCAGAACATGGATGTTTCCGCTGCAAATACTGCATACTTGCAGTTATCGCAGACGGTTGGAAACACAGAAAGGTACATCCGTGACAATGTGGATGAACAGGGGCGTTTCAATCAGGAAGTTTCAGCCGGAACACAACAGGCAAATGAACTGACCAATACCATCAAACGGGCGGTTGCAGCCTATGTCAGTATTCAGTCAGTTGGGAAAGCACTGAACATTTCAGACGAACTTGTTCAGACAACATCCCGTTTGAACATGATGAATGACGGGGTTCAGACAACCGCTGAACTTGTCAACATGGTATATGCAGCAGCACAAGATGCAAGGGGTTCATTCAGTCAGATGGCTGATGTTGTTGCCCGTTTCGGTAACAACGCAAAGGATGCGTTCAGTAGTTCAGAAGAAGTTGTTGCTTTTGCTGATCTGATTCAAAAACAGATGACGATTGCCGGAGCAAGCACCCAAGAAGCAGCAAATGCAGAATTGCAGTTATCACAGGCACTTGGTTCAGGTGTCCTTCGTGGTGATGAATTGAACAGTATCTTTGAACAAGCACCTAACCTGATTCAGAACATTGCGGACTATCTTGATGTTCCAATCGGTAAGATCAGGGAAATGGCAGCGGATGGGGAACTTTCCGCTGATGTAGTCAAGGCAGCAATCTTTTCTGCTGCTGATGACATTAACAGCAAATTCAATGAAATGCCTATGACTTGGGGGCAGATATGGCAGTCAATGCAGAACACCGCACTGATTGCATTTCAGCCTGTTCTTCAAAGACTGAACGATTTAGCCAATAGTGAAGCATTTCAGACTTTCATTCAGGGTGCTATTGAAGCAATGGCAACCCTTGCGAATATCCTTCTGAATGTGTTTGAAATAGCTGCATCCGTTGGGGCATTTATCGGTGATAACTGGTCAATCATTGCACCAATTATCTATGGTGTAATTGCTGCATTAGGGGCATATTTGGCAATCATGGGAATTGTCAACGCAATTACTGCAATTTCAGCAGCCATTGATGCGACAAAGGCAGCAGCAGATGCACTTGCAGCCGGACAAACATTTCTTTGGACAGTACAGCAGTATGGATTGAACGCAGCACTTGCAGCGTGTCCGATCACATGGATTATTGTGCTGATTATAGCACTTATAGCAATAATTTTTGCCGTATGTAATGCGATTGCAAAGATGACAGGTATTGCAAATTCAGGGTTCGGTGTGATTACTGGTGGTGTGAATGTAGTGATTCAGTTCTTCAAGAACTTAGGTCTAACCGTGGCAAACATTGCCTTGGGTATTGGAAACGCCATTGCAGCACTTGCATCCAATATGATGACGGCATTTCACAATGCTATCTGCAACGTACAGTCATGGTTTTACAACCTGTTAAGCACGGCACTTTCAGTCATTGAAGGTATTTGTGCAGCACTGAATAAGTTACCGTTTGTTGAATTTGATTATTCAGGTATCAGTTCAGCAGCAGATGACTATGCAGCCAAAGCAAGTGAAGCAGCCGGAAACAAAGAAGATTACCAGTCAATCAGTGATGCGTTCAATGAAGGTTTCACAACCTTTGATGCATTTCAGGACGGTTGGGCATCAGATGCGTTCAATGCGGGTGCAGCATGGGGTGACGGTATTGCTGATAAGGTTTCAAACTTTAGTCTGTCGGATGTATTCGGTCAGACAGATATTCCTAATGTGGGTGATTACACATCAGGGTTCAATGATGCAATAGCAAATTCAGGCGTGGGTGACAGCATTGGAAACATTGACGATAACACAGGCAAAATCAAGGATTCTTTGGATGTTACAGAAGAAGATTTGAAGTATTTGCGTGATATTGCAGAACAAGAAGCAATTAACAGATTCACAACCGCTGAAATCAATGTTGATATGTCAGGTATGCAGAACACCGTGAACAGCGGTGATGACATTGACGGTTTTATGACCAAACTGACAGATTCAGTCAATGAAGCGGTAGACAATATGACGGAAGGGGTGCATGAATAAATGGCAAGAAGCGGATATGATATGTATTTTGACAAATGCCTTTTTCCTGTCACCCCTGAAAAAATCAGCATCAAAATCAATGGTAATAACAAAACGGTCAACCTGATAAATGAAGGTGAAATCAATATCCTGAAAAAAGCCGGGTTGACCGACATTGAATTTGAAGCAGAAATCCCGCAAGTAAAACATCCTTATGCGGTGTATAAGAATGGTTTCAAAGAAGCGGGATATTTCTTTGATATTTTTGAAGGGTTGAAAACAGGCAAAAAGACATTCCAGTTCATTGTGTGCAGAAAGACCCCAGTGGGGAAAAAACTGCTGAATACGAACATGAAGGTATCTTTGGAAGATTACAAAATTTCAGAGGATGTCAAGAACGGGTTTGACTTCAAAGTCAAGTTCAATCTGAAACAGTACCGGGACTATGGAACAAAGACAGTCAACATCAAAATTGCTGCATCCAAGCCAAAGGCAAGTGCAGAGCCTAAGCGGGAAACCAACAATTCACCCGCCCCGGCAGCAGCACAGACCTATACGGTTGTGCGTGGTGATTGTTTATGGAAAATAGCTAAACGGTTTTATGGCAGCGGTGCAAAATACACCGTGATCTACAACGCAAACAGGGGTGTCATTGGTGGCAACCCTAACTTAATCTATCCGGGACAGGTTTTGACCGTTCCGGTAGCATAAGAAAGGGGTGTTGTTCAATGTATGTTGAACTACTGGTTGGGAATGAATCAGGAACAAAAGTATATCAGCCTGTTGTTCAGGAAGGTATTGAATGGTCAACAGAAAGAAAAAACACCCCCGGCAAACTGGTTTTCAAAGTCCTGTATGACAACATTCTTGATTTTTCAGAAGGTAGTCCAGTCAGGATGAAGGTGGACGGTGACAATGTATTCTTTGGTTTTGTGTTCAAGCAGCAGAGAACCAAGGACAAGATCATTACTGTCACCGCCTACGATCAGTTGAGGTACTTAAAAAATAAAGATACCAAGGTCTATGAAGGAAAGACGGCAAACCAATTTGTGAAAATGATTGCAGATGATTATGCCCTGAACCTTGGCACACTGGATGATACCGGGTATGTCATTGAATCAAGGGTTGAAGAAAATACTTCACTGTTTGAAATGATAGCAAATGCCCTTGACCTGACACTGACCAATACCGGGGAAATGTATGTGTTATATGATGACTTTGGGAAACTTACCCTGAAAAGCCTGTCATCTATGTATGTGGGTGTTCCGGGGGCGTACCTGATGATTGATGAAGAAACCGGGCAAAACTTTGACTATACTTCATCTATTGATGAAAACACATATAACAAAATCAAACTGACCTATGATAACAAGGACACAGGAAAGCGTGATGTTTACATCACACAGGATTCTTCCAACATTAACAAGTGGGGTATCTTACAGTATTTTGACACCTTGCAGAAAGGTGAAAACGGTCAGGCAAAAGCAGATGCCCTTTTGAAACTGTATAACAAAAAGACCCGTAACCTGAAAATTACCAACGCTTTAGGTGACAACAGAGTGCGGGCGGGTTCAATGGTTGTCATCAACCTTGATCTTGGTGATGTAAAACTGAAAAACTGGATGCTTGTTGAAAAATGCAAGCATACCTACAAGGAAGGTGAACATTGGATGGATTTGACACTTAGAGGGGGTGAATTTGTTGCCTGATGCAAATGAACTTGTTGATACCCTGAAAAGGGCAGCCGTTGAAGCGGTTGAAGCGGGGAAACCCGTGAATGTATATTTTGGTGAAGTTGTGAGTGCTTCACCGCTGAAAATCAATGTTGAACAGAAGATGATACTGGGTGAAAAACAGTTGATTCTTTCAAGAAATGTGACAGATTTCAGCACAATGGTAACAGTTGACTGGACTTCTGAAAGCAGTCTTTCCACCCACAACCACACTGTAAAGGGTGACAATGGCAGCGGTGGCAACATTGACTTGAACACAGGGTCAAAGAACCTTGCACATACTCACAAAATTACAGGAAAAAAGAAGATCATCATTCACAATGGCTTGGCGGTTGGTGATGAAGTTATCCTGATAAGACAGCAAGAAGGTCAACGCTTCATTGTTGTGGATAGGATAGGCAAATGATTCCTTCAACAGTTGGTTTTCTTGACCAAGATTTTGAAATTGAAACACAGCCAAGCCTAACTTATAAAATGGATTTAGACGGTGATTCAGTCAGGGGTCTTGTGGATGAACAGGATGCCATGAAGCAGATGATTTTCAGAACACTGCAAACAGAACGGTATCAGTACATCATATATCCGTGGTATTACGGCGTTGAAACACTTGACCTGTACGGTGAACCTGTCACTTGGGTTTGTCCTGAATTAGAACGCAGAATCAGTGAAGCGTTAGCCGTTGATGAAAGAATCACAGGTGTGACCGACTTTGAATTTGACCTGACGGTCAAAGGTGTGGTTCATGCCTATTTTACCGTAAAAACAATTTACGGTGATATTAAAGCAGAGAAGGGGGTGAAGATTTAGAATGTATGAAGATCAGACTTATGACATTATCCTTGAAAGGATGATGAACCGGGTATCTGACAAAATTGACAAAAGACCGTCATCCCCTGTTTATGATTTGCATAGTTCAACCGCCATTGAATTTCAGATTTTATACATTGAGTTGGAATATCTGATAAAAAATTCATACGGTGATACTGCTGCAAGGGAATTTCTGATTTTACTTGCAAAGGACAGGGGACTTTCACCTGAACCCGCAACCAAGGCAATCTTACAGGGTGAGTTCACACCAACAAACATTGATGTTACTGGAAAGCGTTTCAACATTGGTGAAATCAACTATGTTGTGACTGAACAGATCACACCGGGAACATACAAGGTTCAGTGTGAAACAGAAGGTGTTGTTGGCAATCAGTACCTTGGGGATATGATACCAATGGAATATATTGACGGGTTGCAGACGGCAAGCCTGACAAGCGTACTTATTCCCGGTGAAGATGAAGAAGATACAGAAGTTTTCAGACAGCGTTATTTTGACAGTTTCAATGAACAGTCCTTTGGCGGTAATCATGCTGATTATATGGCAAAGGTCAAAGGCATTGAAGGTGTTGGATCATGTAAGGTCAAGCGTGTTTGGAATGGTGACATTAGACCCGCTGACATGATCGTCAGTACCGTGGTCAAGAACTGGTATGAATCAATCATTTCAACAGTTCCGGCAGCAGTCAAACCGTGGCTTGATGCCGTATATAATGCAGCCAAGGACAAGAAACTGACGGTTGGCGGTACTGTTCATGTAGTCATCACTGATTCTGATGATTATGGTGAAGCAAGTTCAACGCTTGTTCAATACGTTCAGCAGACACTTGACCCGGAAGAAAATGCCGGGGAAGGTTACGGACTTGCACCAATCGGTCATGTAGTCAGTGTTGCAAGTGCATTACCTGTCAGTATTGAGGTCAAGACCACAGTAACCTTTGAAGAAGGTCACAACTGGTCAAATACCAAGGCAGCCATTGCAGAAGCGGTTGATGCATACTTCTTGGAATTAAGAAAGAACTGGTCAGAAACATCACAAACCATTGTCAGGGTATCGCAGATTGAAAACCGCATCCTTGGCGTTGATGGCGTGGTGGATGTGACCGGGACAAAGCTGAACGGCACGGCAAGCAATATGACCTTGACAGAATTTTGTATACCAAAGTTAGGGGGTGTTTCTGCATGATAAGAGAAGTTGACCTTGTTTCCTACTTACCGCCATTCATGCAGAGTTACAAAGAACCCGTTGCAGCACTTGAAGCGGAAAATCCTGAATTTAGCCTGATGTGGTCGGCAACTGACAGGTGTTTGCGTAACCGCTTCATTTCAACTGCTGATGAATATGGAATCAGCAGATTTGAAAAGATGCTGAAAATATACCCAACTGCTGATGATACCCTTGAATCAAGGCGTTCAAGGGTTCAAAGCAAGTGGTTCAACACAATCCCGTACACTTGGAAAGTGTTGCTTCAAAAGTTGCTTGTCCTTTGTGGTGACAGTGATTTTGAAGTGACTGGTGATTTCAAGACCGGGTACACACTGTATATTGACACTGACCTTGAATTATATGGTCAGGTGGAAGAACTGGAAAACATCATAAACACAATGATTCCTGAAAATCTTGTGGTTGTATCTAAGAACAGCATCCCTTGCAACATCAAAGGTGCTGTTCTTTTTGGTGGTGGCATCTGCTTCATCAATGAATTTATCATCACAAACGATTTCCGGGAAGTGTTTGATGTGAACGGTTCATCAGTCTTTGGTGGTGGAATCGTTCAGACTGAAATGTTGAACATCACAAATGACAGTCAGGAAACAGTGAGTGTTCAGGGTACAGTGAACTTTGGTGGTAAGGCAACAGATACCGCAATGGTAACCATTTCAACAGATTTTAATGAAACAATCCGGGCAGATATGGATGCAAAGGCAGCATCCGGCGTTGTTCAGGTAGACTTCATTGAGATAAAAACAACATAGAAAGGAATGATAAGATGGCAGAGTATTCAAAACTTTACATCACAAACAATGGTCAGGCACTTATGGCAAAGATGATTGCCGGGTCAGGAAACATTGATTTTACAAAAGTATGTTCTTCCAGTACCCAGTACACAGAAAGTCAGTTACAGGCATTGACCGCACTTAGCAACATCAAGCAGACAACCCTTGTTTCCAAGGTTACCCGCACAAATGAGGTTGCAATCAAAATTGATGCAGCATATTCCAACGTAGACCTGAAAGAAGGTTACTATATGCGTACACTTGGCTTATATGCCGTTGACCCTGACAAGGGTGAAATACTGTATGCAGTCTGCATTGAAAAGTCAAATAACTGTTATATGCCACCATATAACGGTGTTACGGTATCAGCTGCATACTTACAGTTATATACCACAGTAGGAAACGCTGACAACGTATCACTTGCGGTCAGTCCGGGTGCGTATGCAACGATTGGTGACATTCAGGCACTTGAAAAAGAAATTGCTGATCTGAAAGCTTTTGTTGGATATTCAGACGGTGATATTTATGGTGTTGAAGTGGATTTTGAAAATAAAAAGTTCACAAGACTTGCCGGGGCAGTAAACCGTTCAGCGGGTTCAGGATTTGACGGAATCAATGCCTTTGGTGGCAGAAAGCGTTGCAATCTTACCAATGACGGGCGTGTTGCTGCATATTACGGTGAAGCCGGATTTTCCACTACTGGAAAACTGACACAGGCGGTTGACCGTAACCCAGTAGGTACTGAATCACCTGATGAAAACCTGAAATTCAGTGCCGGGACAATCGTTCAGGTAATGGTTGAACAGCCAAAGTTTTATTACAAGGTTGTACCGCTTAAAACTGAAAAGAGAACCAAGGGGGCAATCACAAGAAAAATCAGATACTATGTATCAGATACACCAAAGGCGGGATTCAAACTTCATCCGGCGTTCATTGTAAATGGTCAGGAAAATGATGTTGCATATCTTGCAGCCTTTGAAGGTTCACTTTGGGATGCATCTGCATCAGCGTACATTCTTGATGATTCACAGGTTGCTGACTTTGCTGCTGATATGTTATGCAGTATTGCCAATGCAAAACCGCTTTCAGGACTTACACAGAACGCAACCCGTGCCAATATCAGAAAACTTGCTGAAAAACGTGGTACTGGTTGGGAACAGGGTGTTGTTCAGACGGCATCCGCTTCACAGATGCTCATGCTGATTGAATATGCAACCTTCAATATGCAGTCTGTCATTGGTAACGGTGCAGTTTCAAAGACTGATGACGGTAAAACATCCATGACAGAAAATACAGGTGCAACGATCACCCTTGGTAATGCATCAGGTTCAGTTGTCAACGCTAACGGTATTCAGATTGTGTCATACCGTGGTGAGGAAAACTTTTGGGGCAATATTTGGTGGTGGATTGATGGAATCAATCACTATGCAAATGCAACCACAGGTGAATGTGATACCTATGTTGCAGATCATGGTTTTACTGATGACAGTAAGGCAGCACCTTATGAAGATACAGGAATGTGTGCAAAGTATGGAAACGGTTATATTTCTGCTTTCTGTTATTCAGAAGATTTTGATTGGTTGTTCTTACCGGGTGAGTTCAACGGAAACACTGCACTTCCTGTTGGTGATCACTGTTGGAATCAGAACGGTACTGGTTGGCGTGTCGCTATATTGGGTGCTCGTTGGAATGATGGCTTGAATGCCGGTGCTTTCTTTTGGAGTCTGAATGATGCTTCTTCTCATCGTCATCGGTATATCGGCGGTCGGTTGGTGTATCGAAAAAAGGTGGCAGCATAACAGGCAACCAGTAATTCATACAATTTTAGGTAATCAGGATGCTAAGGATGACGATTTTCAAGCAGAAAGACAATAAAAAGACAAAAAACCAATGTCACTAAATTAGGTGCTAATTGGAATAATGGCTTGAATACCAGTGCTTTCTATTGGAATCTGAATAATGCTTCTTCTAATCGTAATCGGAATATCAGCAGTCAGTTAGTAAATGCACAAATATCACTTGAAACACCCCGTCAGAAATGGCGGGGTGTTCTTATAAATCAATGTACTGAAAACTGATTACCGTGCCACTTGGCAAAACATCAAAATACATGGGCTGTATTAGTAGACCGTCACCTGACGGGTTGAAAGTTCGGTTCAGTGCATACAGAAGGGAACAGACAAGCGTGAAACGGTATGGCAATCTTTATGAAAAAATCTGTTCAATGGATAACCTGTATCTTGCGTTTCAACACGCAAAGAAAGGCAAAGGATGGTACAAGGAAGTTCAGCAGATTGAGAAAAGACCATACTACTATTTGGCGGGTCTGCAATGGATGCTTCAAAACCATTTATACAAAACTTCGGAATATGCCACTTTTACGAAAAAGGACGGCAAGAAGGAACGGGAAATATACAAACTTCCATTCTTCCCTGACAGAATTGCACAATGGGCGGTTTTACAGGTGATTGAACCGCAGTTATTAGCGTATTTCACTGATGATACATACAGTGCAATACCAAACAAGGGTATTCATGCAGCATACAAGAAGTTACGGTTGGCGGTTGATACCGTGCCGGAAGAAATGATCTATTGCTTGAAAATAGACTGCAAGAAATTTTACCCTTCCATTGACCACGAAACACTAAAACAGAAGTTCAGACGGAAGTACAAAGACCCTGAACTGCTTGAACTGATTGATGAAGTAATTGATTCAATCAGCACTTGTCCGGCAACGGATGAAAACATTGAATTTTATCGGTCTTGTGGTAATGAAATCAAGATAGTGAAGGTAAACGGCAAGGACTTCATTGAAGGTGTCGGTATTCCAATAGGGAATTACTTTTCACAGTATGACGGGAATTTCTTCCTATCAGGTTTTGACCACTGGATAAAAGAAGTTAAGCGGGTAAAGCACTATTACCGTTATATGGATGATATTTGTATTTTTGCAAGAACCAAAGAAGAACTGCATCAGTTACTTGCAGAAATCAATGAATACTTCATACAGAATTTGAAATTAAGGATAAAAGGGAACTATCAGATATTCCCTTCATTCATCCGGGGTATTGATTTTGTTGGGTACAGGATATTTTTGAACAGTACCCTGTTGAGAAAATCCACCTGTCAGGAAATGAAGCGGAAGATGACCAACATCAGGAAGAAAGTTGAAAACGGTCAGGAAATGAACTATTCAGAATGGTGTTCAATCAATTCCTATAAGGGTTGGTTGAAACATTGTGACAGTTCCCATTTATCAGATAAATATATTGTGCCTATTCAGCAATACGCTGATGATTATTATACAAACCATATCAAGGCAAAGAAAAAGAAGAAAGGCGGTAAAAAGCATGAAAGAGTACGGAAAAGTACGCAGTACAAAGCAGCCTGAACAGAAAGTCATTGATGACTATTCAGTTTGGGTTGCTGCAAACATCACCCCGGTCACAGAAGCCGGGACAGATGAACAGCCGGGGTTCACTGGTTATGAATATGACCTGACCCAGTACACCAAGGATGAATACATCAAAATGATTGATGACAGGAACACATCCTTGGAAGATCAGATGACACAGGCACAGGAAGCCATGTGTGAAATCTATGAAATGATGGCATAAGGAAGGGGTGAGAATATGGCAAATATTTATGCAGCACTTATCATCAAGGGTAAGAAGTCAATCAATGATGTTCCTGACAAGATCAGGGATGAAGTCAAACAGGTGCTTATTGATGAAGGACACCCGGAACTGGCAGAAGGTGGTAACTGATGTTGTTTCAGTTCATCATAAAAATTTTATTCAGAAAGGATGTGGAATCTATGGCAGTGATCTATGCAACCCTTATCATTAAGGGCAAGAAAACCTTTGCTGATGTACCTGAGAAAATCAAGGACAAAGTGAAGGAAGTTCTGATTGACCTTGATTGCCCTGAATTAGCAGAGTAA